CGAAGCAACTCAATTACCACACGTGTTGAATTATTTTCAGTATAAACTAAAGGGTATCAGCTTATTACCAAGACATCCATTAGGAGCATACAAACAAATGCCTTATGAAGCGATTGATGAGAAAACGTATAATAAACAAGTCAAGAAACTAGGTAGATTGAGTTTTGTAGGTGTTGAAGGTGAAGAAGCAGAAATAGATAAATTTTGTAACAATGACGTTTGTGAGATAGATTTTATCCCAAACGATACTGTGGATTAATTCAAACAATATACAAAGATTTCACATACAAAAAAGCGGACAGGCAGCTGACACACCTGATAAAAAATGTGTCTTAACTAAAAAAACAAGGAGAACGTTAATGAATAAACGTAATCTAATAACTTTATTATTTGTATTTCTTGCACCTATTGTCCTATTTGGCCAATCTGTTGTAGGAGTTGTTACAGATAATGAAGGAGAACCTCTGAACGGAGCGAACATAGTTGTTGAGGGTACAGACAAAGGCGGTGTAACAGATAATGCTGGTAAATACACTATTGATGTCGGTACTTCTGGCGACTTTGGAGTAACTGCTTCATTCATTGGGTATTCACCTGTAACTAATACGGTTACGGTGAATGATATAGTTGGAACAACCAATTTCATACTTGAAGTTGATGTTGTTACACTATCTGCACTTGAAGTCTTGGCTTCTAGGGCTGATGAAACTACACCTGTGGCTTACACTACGATAGATAAGGCTGAAATGGAAGTTCGTCTTGGTTCACAAGACATTCCAATGATTCTTAATACTACACCAAGTGTATATGCTACGCAACAAGGTGGTGGTGCGGGTGATGCTCGTATCAATGTGCGTGGTTTTAACCAACGGAATGTTGCGGTTATGATAAATGGTGTTCCCCAAAATGATATGGAGAATGGATGGGTCTATTGGTCTAATTGGGATGGTGTTGGTGATGCCACATCTTCCATTCAGATGCAAAGAGGACTATCAGCCGTTAATTTAGCTACACCTTCAATTGGTGGAACTATGAACATAATCACAGATCCTGCTGCTCAAGAAAAGGGTGGTAAAGTTAAACAAGAAGTAGGTGAAGGTGGATTCCTTAAAACTTCTTTGAACTACAACTCAGGTATTATCAATGATAAACTAGCACTTAGTGGAACATTAGTTCGTAAGACTGGTGATGGATTTATTGATGGAACTTGGACAGACGCTTGGGCTTACTACTTCGGTGGTTCTTATGCCGTAAGTGATGACCAACGATTTGAGTTGTATGCAGTTGGTGCTCCACAGAGACATGGACAAAACCTATACAAACAGAACATAGCTACATATTCGCAAGAATTTGCTGGTGATGTTGCTGGATATGATGTTGATGCTTTTGCAGATTCTGCAAAGTTTGAAACTGAATCTGGTAGGTTGTTCAATCAAAATGTTGCACCCGTTGATGCTTCATACACAGGCCAACAGTATTGGTATATGTATGGTGCTCGCACTACAGATAGGTATGGTTCTGATTTCTTGAATGAAAGAGAAAACTTCTTCCATAAACCATTGGTTAACCTTAATCATTTTTTAACAATAAATGATAAAACTCAATTGAGTACTGTCGCTTATTGGTCTGGTGGTTCTGGTGGTGGTACTGGTACTTATGGTAGTGTTTCAAGAAACATCGCAGCTGATGCTTCAGACCAAGACCAATCTTGGTATAAGAGTTCCCCGTGGACTTGGGATTGGAATGCACAGATTGAAGAAAATTCAACAACTGTGGATTCTGCTTGGTCAGAAACAGAACATCGTTCAGATGGTATTCTTCGTAACTCAATCAATCGACAAAACACTTATGGTTTGATTTCTAAATTAAACTATGATGTTAACGAGAACTTGGAAGTTCAAGTTGGTATTGATTGGAGAACTGCTGGTATAGAACACGCACGTGAAGTTCGTGACTTACTTGGTGGTGATTACTACGTTGACTTTGCTGACAACAATGCACCCGATGGTAAAGTAGTTAAGTTAGGTGATGAAATTGCCTATCATACCGAAACTACTGTTGATTGGATTGGTGGATTTTTACAAGGTAAATATTCTACTGACAAATTCAACCTTTATGGTATGGGTGGAGTATCTAATATTGGATATTCTTTCGAAGATCACTTTGCAGCAAATACTGATTCTGCTGGTAAAGCAATCGACAACTATGTTGAAGCTGATGGTATCACAACTTTCCAAATCAAAGGTGGTGGTGTTTATCATCTTGATGATAGAATGTCTGGATTTGTAAATGCTGGCTATGTTGAGAAACCGCCCATGTTGGATAATGTGATTGATAACTACGGAACGGTTGCTACTAATCCCGACAATGAGAAATATACAAGTTTCGAATTTGGTGGAAAGTATGCTAGTGGTAATGTTGATCTTAAATTGAGTTCATATAATACTCAATGGAAAGATAGAAACCTTACTAAATCTGTTGAAACAGGTGCTGGTGATTCAGGTGATACTGACATTATCTACTTAAAAGGCGTTAATCAAAGTCATACAGGTTGGGAAGTTGAAACGAAAGTTGCTCTTCACGAAATGGTTGATTTGACTTTAGCACTTAGTAAAGGTACTTGGAAGTTCGATGGTGATGCCGATGGTGATTATCAGGAGATGGAGTATAACGAAGAAGATCAGATTATTGGTACAAAGACTACTGAATATACTTACGCTCTTGGTGGATTAATGGTCGGTGACCAACCACAAACAGCTTATGTTGGTGGATTAACCATTAAACCAATCAAAGGACTTAGTATACAGGGTTTATATAAAATGTATGATGATAACTACGCTGATTGGTCTCCTGATTCTCGTGAAGTCGATGAAGATGGTGCCGATGATGCTCAAGTTTGGAAAGCTCCTGGCTATTCAAAGCTTGACCTACATCTATCATACAAACTACCAGCAATTGGTGGGTATGATATGACGCTTAGTGGTCATGTTTTTAATGCTCTTGATGATGTATATGTTCAAGATGCAGTTGATAACAGTAAGTACAATGGGTATGGTGATAAACTTCACTTAGCTCATAACGCTGAAGTATTCTTGGGAACACCAAGATACTACAATGTAGGACTAACTGTTTATTTCTAAAATGTAAAATCAGGGGGATTGAAATATATCCCCCGTTTTACTAAAAAAAACCCTTGACTTATATAGGGTTTTAGTTGTATATTAAGGTATCGAAAATGGGGAAGTTATAATCTAAATGTATCAAAATATATTCTATGATAGGCGTGTAAATAAAATGCACATTTGGGATGATAAATTCGGCCATCAGACCTTTCGTTATAAAAAATATGGTTACATAAAGAGTGCAGGTGGAACTTACATATCACTATATGGTGATAGGTTAAAAAGAATAAATAAATGGGAGAAAGACCAAACAGATTTATTTGAGTCAGATGTCAATCCAGAAATTAGAGTGTTGGTGGATAATTATACAGATTCAGATGAAGTAGCTACTGGACACCGTACAATGATATTTGATATTGAGGTAGAAGTTACAATGGGGTTTCCTGATGTAAAGAAAGCAGATAACAGAATAACAGCTATAGGTTTTAATAATCCAATAACAGATAAATATTTTTGTTATGTATTAGATACTACAAATAAATTAAAGTTAGATGATACCAAAATATTAGTTGATGGTAATGAAACAACAAAGTCTTTTACTGATGAGTATGATTTATTAAATGCATTCTTCAAGACATATATGGAAATAAAACCAACAATACTAACAGGTTGGAACGTAGAGTTTTTTGATGTACCGTATCTATATAACAGAGCTTGTAACATAGTTGGTAAGAATATAGCTGATTTATTATCACCAATTATGAGTGTACATTGGAGTGAGTTTGGTCTTGGTAAGTATAAGGTTGCTGGTGTTAGTATATTGGATTATCTTAGTCTGTATAAGAAATTTACTTTTAGTGAGAAATCATCTTACAGGCTAGATAATATTGGTAGTATTGAAGTCGGTGAAAAAAAGATTGAATATGATGGGACATTAAATGATTTATATGACAACGATATTGAGAAATTTGTGCAGTATAACCTACAAGATGTCAAGTTAGTTAAGAAGTTAGATGACAAGTTAGATTTTATTGAGATTGCTAGGGGTATTGCTCATTTAGGTCATATACCATATGAAGATGTATTTATGAGTTCACGATATTTAGAAGGTGCTATTTTAACTTACTTGAAAAAACAAAATATTATAGCACCAAATAAACCATCAAAACTAAATAAAATTACTGATGGTAAATTCGCGGGTGCTTATGTACAAACTCCAAAAAAAGGAAAACATAATTGGGTATTTGATTTAGATATTACTTCTATGTATCCATCTGTTATCATGTCATTAAACATATCACCAGAAACAAAGATAGGTAAATTGGAAGGGTGGAGTCCTGAAGCGTTTTTGAAGAAAGGCCATAAGAAAACTTATTCTATAACAAATGATGAAAAACTATTAGGTAGATTTACCGAAACGGAATTAAAAGATTATTTAAGTAATCGTTCTATAGGAGTTGCTACCAATGGCGTAATGTATCGTACAGATAAAGATGGATTACTACCAGCTCTATTAAGAAAGTGGTTTGATGAGAGGGTTGAGTATAGAAAACTATCTAAAAAGTTTCACGAACAAGGTGATAAAGATAAGTCAGAGTACTTTGATAGGAGACAATATCTACAGAAAATTATTTTAAATAGTTTATATGGTGTATTGGGATTACCAGTATTTAGATTCTATGACTTGGACAATGCAGAAGCAGTAACCTATACAGGTCAATCATTAATTAAATTTACAAAAAAGATAGCTAATAATTTTTACAATAAAGAGTTGGGCGGTGATATAGACCATTGTATTTATATAGATACTGATTCGGTTTTCTATTCTGCCACACCATTGGTTCAAAAGAGATTTCCAGATATTAATATTAGTGATGAAGATAAAATGTCAAAAGCTATTCTAACTATAGTGGACGAGGTTCAGTTGTATCTAAATAATAGTTATGATTATTTTGCTAAGAAGTTTTGTAACTTGGACAAACATCGTTTTGATATCAAACAAGAGGTTATTGCTAAAAGTGGTTTGTTTGTTACTAAGAAAAGATATGGTTTAAAAATTATCAATGACAATGGAAAGAAAGTAAATAAGTTGATGGTGAAAGGATTGGATACAGTTAGGTCGAGTTTCCCAACTGCTATGAGAGATATGTTGAGTAAGTTACTAGAAGATATACTGATGGATGTTCCAAAAGAAAAGTTAGATAAATTTGTACTAAATTTTAAAAATAGTATGAAGTTGATGCATTTTGATAAGATAGCTAATCCAACTGGTGTTAAAAAGGTTACTAAGTATAAGGTTAAGGGTGGTGCTATATTTAAATCGTATAAGTTAGGAACACCAATCCACGTGAAGAGTGCGTTGTTCTATAATGATATGTTAAAACATTTAAAAATATCAAGACGATATACACCAATATATAATGGTGAAAAAATTAAGTGGGTTTATCTGAAGAATAATCCACTTGGGTTAAATACGATGGGATATAAAGGTCACGAAGATCCTCCTGAGATTATAGCATTTATTAAACAATTTATTAATCCAGAAAAACTTTATAAACAAACTTTACATAAAAAAATAATGATGTTTTATGAAGCACTTGGTTGGGATGAACCAACTGATGCTACCAAAACAATGGAAAGATTTTTTTGATTTTGAGAAAACAAACTACTATATATATGTATATATGGTTATTAAATAGGAGTAACAATGCATAAACAAAAACTAGTACGTTTCATTGAGAAATACCATTTAGGTGGAACAGTAAATTCAATAATATTAAATAGTAAATCAGGTAAGTTATCTACAAGGTTCATATCACCAGATAAGACTTTGTTGGGTGAATTAGAAATGGATAAGTGGCCATTTGAAGATGCTGAAGTCGGTGTCTATAGTACAGACCAATTCTTAAAGTTATTGGGAGTATTAGATGAAGATGTCAACGTGTCTATCAGTAAATCGGGTGAGAAGGCTATATCATTAAAAGTGACGGATAAATCATCGGTTATAAATTATATGTTAAGTGACGTATCAATTATCAGTGATCCACCACCTGCAAAAAACATACCTGATTTTGAGTTGAAGATAGATATAACACCGCAAGTTATGAGCAAATTCATTTCAGGTAAAAGTGCTTTGAGTGAAACTGATATTTTCACAGTTATAACAGACGGCGACAATACTAAACTCGTAATCGGCTATTCAACTATAAACACTAATAGAGTTACTATTCCAGTTACTACAACAGAATCAATTAATATTGACAACTTATCTTTTAATGCTAATATTTTTAAAGAAGTATTGAGTGCTAATAAGGAATGTGAAAGTGCTACATTAGAAGTTAGTAGTGGGGGATTATCTAAAATTATATTTAACATAGATAATTATAGTGCAACATATTATTTGGTAGCAATAGCTGACATTGATTAATGTACTTACCTTACTTTAATAAGTTTCTTGATCAAGTTCCATATCTTCACATCAACGAAGAAGAATGGACTTACATCAAAGATACATTTGACAAGGATGATGTAAGAGAATCTCTGGCAAAAGTCGCCATGACTTATCCAATGCCAACAATGGAGATGACCGAAGGAGATTGTCGTAAAGACTTTAATAAATTAAAGGGAACTTGGGTTCATGATATTTTAAGAGAAGGTGAGTGGTTTGCTAGAGCTGAAGATGGTTACGATTACCCGTTAATATATAAAGGTTCACAATGGTACTTTGCTAGAAATAACAAAGGTAACAAGTCATCTAATTACTTTCAACAAGAGAATCGTTGGTCGGTTGAATCAAGTGGTTATCCAGGTCCAAAAAGAACGTGGGAAACATTTGACTTTATGAAAAGTCTCATGGGTGCTGCGTATTCATTGAAGTTAGATAGGATAGATAGGTCACTATTGAGAACTATGATTGGACTTCGTAAGTATATCTGTAGTCAATTTAAGCCAAATGTAGCAAAAGCTATGTATGATTACTTTGATGCCAAGAACGTATTGGATTTTTCTATGGGGTGGGGTGATAGATTGGCTGGATTTTATACCAGTATGAATACAGAACTGTATGTTGGTATTGATCCACGTAAAGAGAATCATCCCATATATGAAGAACAAGCCAGATACTATGATAAACATTTGACATTCTTTGAAAATGAAAAGAAAACTACATTTCATTGTGATGCTGCTGAAGATTTTAACTTTGGCCAGTATGAAGATACGTTTGATATTATCTTTACATCACCACCGTATTTCAATATAGAACGATATGGTAATGCTGACAATCAAAGTTGGGTAAGGTATAAAGACATAGATAGTTGGAATACTCAATTCTTACATAAGGTAATAGACAATATGTGGTCGACACTAAAAAGTGGTGGTAAATTATGTATTAATATATCTGATGTCAATGCTGTAAGTAAGGGTGGAAAAACGTGGCAACAAATATGTGATCCCATGAATGATTTTATTGATGAATATAGAGATTCGGATTACTTGGGCTGTATCGGTATGGAGATGGCTAAACGACCTAATAGTGGTGGAGCAGGTACTGCTAAGGATACTAAACAGTTTAAAGAGAAAACCTTAGAGTTAGTAGAGAAAAATAAAGACAAGAGGTTTTGTGAACCAATTTGGATATGGGAAAAGAAATGAAAACAAATAATCATACATTGTGGGTAGAAAAGTATCGCCCTACAACATTAGATACTTACATTGGAAATGAACATTTAAAAGGTAAAGTAGAAGCTTACTTAGAAAGTGGAGACTTACCACATCTTTTATTGTTTGGTAAAGCTGGTACAGGTAAAACCACATTGGCTAAGTTACTTGTTAAAAACATAGAGTGTGATTCCATGTACATAAATGCTTCAGATGAAAATGGTGTTGATGGGGTTAGATTTAAAATTAAAAACTTTGCATCCACCGTAGGTTTTAAGGACATGAAGATAATCATATTAGACGAGTGTGATTATATTTCTCCCAATGCTCAAGCAGCTCTTCGTAATGTAATGGAAACATTTAGTAGACATTGTAGGTTCATACTCACCTGTAACTTTGTAGAAAGAATTATTGATCCAATTCAAAGTCGTTGTCAATCATTTCAAATTGTACCACCATCAAAGGGTGATGTTGCTAAACACATTCATAATATTCTTTTGAGTGAAAATATAACTTCTGAGATGGATGATCTAAAGGTGTTAATCGATAGTGGTTATCCAGACATTCGTAGAATTATAAATTCAGCTCAAAGAAACGTGTTCAAAGGTAAACTTAAATTGGACACAACTAGTATAATTCAAAATGATTATAAATTAAAGTTGTTGAAAATATTAGAAACACAAAACAAAAAAGATGCATTCAAGAGTATAAGACAATTACTTTTGGATAATAAGATTACAGACTATGCTGATTTATTTAGATTACTATACGATGAGGTAGATGGTTATGGTAAAGGTCATGTAGCTGAATGTATAATTGTGGTAGCAAGATATATGTTATCAGATGGTCAGGTGGTTGATAAAGAGATCAATGCTATGGCTATGTTAATAGAACTACTAGGAGTAATAAAATGAGTACAAAACCAATGAAACCAATAAAACACCCACAAAAACAAATAAACATTACTGATACGGAATCGGTAAAGTGTGAAGATTGTGGTAATTATTCTTTTATACAATCTTACTTCATAAGAAGAATATCAGCGATAGTTTCACCCAATGGTCAAGAAACTATGGTGCCGATTGAAGTATTTAGTTGTGGTAACTGTGGTAAAGTACCAAAGAGTATGATGCCTGATGTCGAGTAAGACAATCAAGAAAAAAAGTTTATTTGACCACATAAAACAAATCACAGATGTTCAGAATCCAAATTATTGGAAAGACATATCAGAAGAAGATAAAAAGTCTTGGTCTAATTATATGGTCAACAGATTTCTATCCATGAAGATGGATTGGGTGGACGTTGTAAATGAATTACAGAAATATAAGTTACAACCAAAAGAGTTGTATAAATTGTACACACATATTTTACCAAAAGGCAAACAATGGTTAAAATATACAAAGGGGAAAAATGATATGGATTATCCAAATTGGTTAGTTAATGTAATACGTAACCACGAACAAATTAGTAAAAAAGAAGCTATAGAATATGTTGATATGCTATTCTTAACCGAAGGTGGTATGCTTGAGTTGGGCGAGATTAGTAGGAAATGGGGTGTTGAAGAAAAAGAGATACAGAAAGCTGGACTCAATGTAGTAGGAAGTTCACCAGGTGGAAATTTATAAAAAAAACACTTGACTTATACATAAAAATATTGTATATTCAAGTATGAATTAGGGGAGTTGTATGAAGGTTATAAAAGACACACCACACTCAACAATACAAGTTGGTGATATTATATCTCAAATGGAAAAAGAATGGCCAGAGATGACTAATGAATTCAAAAGATTACAAAGAGAACAGTATTCTTTATTCTGTCACAAGCAACATGATTATGGCCCCGGCAACATTTCAGTTGGAACACAATTACAAACAGAAGATGAGATACATTTATCACTTACGGGTTTGTGGTTCAGAATGAACGATAAGATACAACGACTAAAAAATCTATTGATGAGTGGTCGTGAAAACGCAGTAGAGGGAGAGCCTATGGAAGATGCGTATCTTGATGTTTCAAATTATGGAATTATGGCAACAATCGTAAAGAATGGGAAGTGGGGTAAGTGATGTATAGATATGAGTGTAACGCTGGTATTTATGAATCAGACACATTGTTTGGTTTGTTATTGGAGATGTTCAAACATAGAACTTGGCATCTATTAAAACACGGAAGGTGGATGGATTAATGAAAAGAATAAGTTATAGTCAATATAATCAATGGGTAACTTGTCCATATAAGTGGAAGTTAAATTACATTGATAAACGAAGTACATTTACAGATAGTATACATACGATGTTTGGTACTTCTATGCACGAGGTACTTCAAACATATCTTACTGTTATGTATAATGATACTATAAAAATGGCTGATGCTCTTCCATTGGATACAATGTTATTACATAGAATGAGAACTAACTATAGTGATATATTGAAAAGTAATGGTGGTGTTGAATTTTGCAAACAAGATGATATGGTAGAGTTTTATGAACACGGACTACTTATATTGGAATGGTTTAAGAAAAAACGAGCAAGTTATTTTAGTAAGAAAAATTATGAATTGGTTGGTGTTGAAGTCCCTATAGATTATGATTTGCCAAATGGTATTAAATTTATTGGTTATATGGATATAGTGATATATGATACTTTTAGAGATAGATATAAAATTATTGATATTAAAACATCTACTATGGGTTGGAATAAATGGCAGAAGGCTGATAAAACAAAAACAGACCAGTTATTATTGTACAAGCAGTTTTATGGAGCTCAACATAATATATCGTTAGATAAAATAGATGTAGAGTATTTTATTGTTAAAAGAAAATTATATGAGAAAGTAGATTTCCCACAACGAAGAGTACAAACATTTAGTCCCGCTAGTGGTAAACCGAGTGTTAATAAGGTTATAACAAACTTAAATCAGTTTATTGGTGAATCATTTTTAAATGGAGAACATAATACTAATCATACTTATGTTAAACAACCCTCAAAGAAAAATTGTAAGTGGTGTGAGTTTAATCAAACCGAACATTGCGATTCTGGAGTAAAATAATGGCATCAACTATGTGTGTACGAATGAAATTATCAGATTTTATAAATACTGATAATGAAGATGGAATTATGGAAATGATAAATAAAACTCATAGTGATTTACGAGCAATTATTTTATTACATTTGTGGTATGAAGATGATGAAATAAGTCCAAATGACTTAAAACTATTTTTACTTAAATGGGAAAATAAATTACACTTTAGGACAAAGGTAACACAAAATTCTGAAGTACATCATGGAGAATTTATATTTTATGACATAGTTCCAAAGGGTGTTACAAATAATAAAAGATATAGATTTAAATATGAATACACAAATAATTCTCAGATTGTAGAAGGTTTAAATAAATTATATGCTTGTGTAAAATTTATCACTACAGATAAACCAAATAAAAGACAAAAAAGGAATGACTACGAAGATTAAAATAGGTATAGTTGGTAGTAGAGGTTATACTGATAAAAAAAAGATAAAAGATTTAATATTTGAAATAAAAACAAAGTATGGTACTGACGTAGAAATAGTAAGTGGTGGGCAGAAGAATGGAGCTGATAGATATGCTAAAAAGTTTGCTCTTGAATTTGATATGGGGTATGTAGAGTTTCCACCATCACATTATAACCATAACATGCATTGTAAGTTATCAGCAAATCATTATAATAAACCATATTATGTGAGTAATTACTTTAAAAGAAACAAACAAATAGCAGAGTACTCTAACATAATAGTTGCATTTATACCAGATGGGGCTGAGTCAAAGGGTACTATGAATACAATCGGACACGCTGAAAAATTAAAAAAAATGGTTAAAATAATCAATTAGTATACTATTTATATATATATATATATTAAAGGAGTTTTATGGAATACAAATTAACATCGGTAAAAATATTACAAGACTTGTACAAAAAGTTTAAACATAGTGCTTTGTCTGATGAATTTACATTACAAAAGTTAGTCAATCGGTCAATGGATCTTTATATGTTAGATAAAGAATTCAAATCACAGATACATGAATACACAAATTTAGTGGTAAGTGGGAGTAGGTTATAATGAAAAAAACACAGCAGAATATTCAAGAGATGAGTGACAATCAATATTACATGGAACAGAAGATTATTACCATGTTGAGTAAAATGGAAGAAACTCAGTTAAAAATTATAGATGTGTTAGAAAGAATAACTGCGAACTTTCCAAAAAATGAAAAACAACTATTAAACGATTAAGAGGATTATATGGCTAAAAAGAAAATATTATTATTATCAGATGATTTGAGAATGTCATCTGGTATAGGTACGATGTCAAAAGAGTTTGTTTTAGGAACTTTACATCACTATGATTGGGCTCAACTTGGGGGTGCTATTAAACATCCGGAAGGTGGTAAGGTTATAAATATGAATGAAGCTGTATCTAATACAACAGGTGTGGAAGATGCAGTATTAACTATATACCCTACAGATGGTTATGGTGATCAAGAATTGTTACGGTCTTTGATTGCGAAAGAGAATCCAGATGCTATCCTTCACTATACAGATCCAAGATTTTGGGGTTGGTTGTATGAAATGGAACACGAAATCAGACAGAATATTCCTATATTTTATTATAACATTTGGGATGATTGGCCAGCACCACATTATAATGAGTTCTTCTACGAGTCATCTGATTTGATTATGAATATATCCAAACAAACAGTTGCTATCGTAAATGAAGTATTGGAGGCACACACATTAGAAGATTGGCAGATTACGTATTTACCACACGGTGTAAATGAAACTGATTTTAAACCAATATCACCCTTTGATGATGACTATAAACTTATACAGGAAATGAAAAGACAACTTGAAATAGATAGTAAAGTTGAATTTATAGTTTTTTATAATAATAGAAATATCCGCCGTAAAAATCCTGGTGATGTTGTGTTAGCATTTAAGACATTCTGTGATATGTTACCAAAAGAAGAAGTTGATAAATGTGCACTAGTAATGCACACACAGCCAAGAGATGAAAATGGTACGGATTTACCAGTCGTTGCTAATACATTAGCTTCCGGCTGTAAAGTGTATTTTAGTGATAGGAAACTCGAACCAAATCAGTTAAATTGTTTATATAATATGGCTGCACTTACAATCAATATGGCTTCTAATGAAGGATTTGGGTTAGGTACTTGTGAATCATTGATGGCGGGAACACCAATCATAGTAAATGTCACGGGTGGATTACAAGACCAATGTGGTTTTAAATATAAAGATAAACTATTAACAGCCGAAGATTATAATTGGGTAAAATCGTTACATGATGATAGAAAGTGGGCAAATAATCCAGATTTAACTTGGGGTGAATGGGTAAATCCAGTTTGGCCTTCCAATAGGTCATTAGCAGGCTCAATTCCAACACCATATATATGGGATGATAGGTGTAGATTTGATGATGCTGCACAAGCTATTAAAGATTGGTATGATGTGGGTAGTGAGAAACGTGATGAATGTGGTATGAAAGGGCATAAATTTGTGATGAGTGATGAGTCAATGATGTCTGCTAAAAATATGTCACAAAATTTCATAGACCATATGGACACTGCGTTTAATAATTGGAAACCAAGAAAACGTTATAGTATTTTTAAAGCATAGGAGATATGATGCCAAAAACAAAAATAATTACAAAAAGAAAAAATATAGTTGGAAACTTTAGAGGTTCAGAAGATATTTTTTGGATAAATATTATTAGAGGTTTAAAGAAGTTTTTAGAACCAGTATTCAAATATGAGGTAGAATATGAGTTATAAACCAGTATGTTTGGTTACAGCACCAGTAGGAACAAGAAGTGGTTATGGAGCACATAGTAGAGATATATGTAGAGCACTGATTAAGTTAGATAAGTATGATGTGAAAATTTGGCCTGTAAGGTGGGGTAGTACACCAATGAATGCTTTACACCCAGATGATTCAAATGATAAAATGATAATTGATAGGTTATTATCAGAACCTAATTTACAGAAACAACCTGAAGTACATATACACATCGTGATACCAGTTGAGTTTCAAACATTTGGAAAATATAACATAGGTATTACTGCTGGATTAGAAACTACCATCTGTAAACCAGAATGGTTGCAGGGTATGAACAGAATGGATTTAAATATAGTACCATCTACGTTTGTACACACCACGTTATCAGGTATTAAATTTGATGTAATTGATGATAATACAAAACAAAAGACTGGTGAGTTGGCAAATGAAAAACCACTAGAAGTTTTATTTGAAGGTGCAGATAGTGAAATATATAAACTAACTAAAGAGTTTTCAAAGAGTCTTGTAGATGAAATGGATAAAATAGATGAGAAATTTAATTTCTTATACGTAGGACATTGGTTACAGGGTGGATTGGGCAATGATAGAAAAGATACTGGTATGTTGATAAAAGTATTTTGTGAAACTTTTAAGAATATGAAAACTAAACCAGCTTTGATTATGAAAACAAGTGGAGCTGGATTTTCAGTATTGGATAGGGAAACTATGTTGACTAAAATCAAAGAAGTTAAGAATACAATTAGTGGAGATTTACCCAATGTATATTTATTACACGGTGATTTTATGGATGAAGAGATTAATGAATTGTATAATCATCCAAAAGTAAAAGCTCACATATCACTAACACACGGTGAAGGTTTTGGTAGACCATTACTTGAAGCATCGCTAAATGAGAAACCAGTTATAGCTCCCAATTGGAGTGGTCATACTGATTTCTTGAAAAAACCTAATGCTATTTTACTTGGTGGAGATTTATCAGATGTCCCAGCAGGTTCTTTTCCAGATAACTTCCATGTAGATGGGATGCAGTGGTTTACAGTTAATTATCAAGAAGCTTCTACTACGCTGAGAGATGTATATAAGAATTACAGAAAATATAGACTCGGTGCTAAGAAATTAACGGTTTATAATAAAGTAAAATTTTCATTGGATGCGATGACAACCCAACTTGGTAATATACTTGACAAGTATGTTCCTGAGTTTGCTGAAGAAATACAATTGAAGTTACCAAAGTTGAATAGAGTTGATGATGTAGAGGCTCCAAAAATAAAATTACCTAAATTGAAGAAGGTGTAATATGGAAAGAGTAATAACGTGTCCAGTTTGTTTTAATACAGACCAATGTTTTGAAGAAATACAAGAAACTTTTAGTTCATATCTTTGTTTCCATTGTGGATTTATGAGTGACTCTAGATATGAAATTGGAAGTTTAAAACTTACAGAGAACCTTAAAAAATCACCTAAATTGGTAAGGGAATCACGATTTGATGATATAGAGCGGAATATAACATGGTTTCCATCTGTAGTTAATATGGGAAAGTTAGGTATGATTTTTCCGGAGGGAGATTCCAATGAATACGTTTGGAAGTATGCTAAGGTTATAGATATACCTGAAGAAGAACAAGTTAAGTATGACAATCATACCCAGAGACTTGATGTTGATAACGCAGAATCATTTGGTCAATATGAATTTCTTAAAGCATGTGAGTTGATGGGAATAACTAGAGATATAGGTAATGGCTAAGCAAATATATAATTGGGGGAAGGTGGGTGTTGGTGATATTATATCATTTAGATATAAGGGCAATAAACCAACTTCAACGTTAACTACGTTATTGGTTATGAATCCAAAAATGCCATATACCAAGAAAGATGGTACTAAGACATTTCATTTGATAGGATTAAAACTAGAGGAACGTGGCAGTGTCCCAACTATTAAAAGTAAACCAGCATTTGTAAAACTATTAGAAGGGTTAGGTGAGATAAAAGTTGTAAGTTCAGATGATGAAATATATAGAGTAGAAATAGTAGGAACAGGAGCTCGTGGTGCAACTAGAGCTACATACACTAGAGTACGGAAGTATGTAGAAAAACATTCTGTGTATAGAACATATGACTTTAAAGAAGCTAAAAAATCAGCAGTGTTTTTAGAACCAATAGCATTACCAAAAGGATTAAGAGAATTATTAAGTGAAAATTAGTTATGGTATCACGGTTCATACTGAAGCCGATGAGTTAAATAAGTTATTAGAAATATTAATACACAAAACAGATGCTGAAGATGAAATAGTAATATGTGTTGATGGTGATGATGATGGAGTTAGGTTCGTATTAGATAGCTGGACACAACAATATGCACATGCGAAGATGATTAAGGTTTATCAAAGAAAACTTGATGGTGACTTTGCTGCTCAAAAGAATTCGGTTATAGAAAACTCGGTAGGTGATTATATATTTCATATAGATGCTGATGAATATCCAAATGAGATATTACTTTCACAACTCAAACAGATTATAGAAATGAATGACGGTGTTGATTTGATTTGGATTCCAAGAGTAAATACGATAGATGGGTTTACACAAGAAGATGTTCAAAGGTGGGGATGGAGAATATCAGAACAAGGTTGGGTAAACTATCCAGATTATCAAGCTAGAGTATTTCGTAATGATGAAAAGATACGATGGACACGACCACTACACGAAGTTATAACAGGTTGTAAAGCATATGCTCATTTACCACCACAAGAGGAGATGAGTTTATATCACCCAAAAACAAAAGAAAAACAAGAACAACAAAACAAATTTTACATGGATAATTTCAGTAGAGATTTATTAAGTAGGAAGGTATAAATGAATTTTGCAATGATTTTAGATACTGTTAGTGGGAAGGAATCATATCAGGTAAAGGATAATAAGGGCTATGATTTTAACGGAAATCCGTATAGTTTTATTGGAGAGTCTATTGACAATGAATTTTATGTAAGTATGTGGAATTATCCTAAGTTATATGAGAATGGATGTTTTATTAAATGGGATGATTGGGGAGATGAACTACCAGATTTGGATTTGGATTTGATATTCTTATCTATGGAAAAACTTTTACTTAATCCTGACTACACCGTTGATAAAATTAGAAAAAAATATCCAAATGCAAAAATAGCTGGATGGATTAAAGAATTATGGGTGGGGCCGCCATATGACTATGAACACCCAAAACACAAAGCTAGGATAAAGTTTTTAAATGAATGTGATGTAGTAGTCACAAACCG